AAATACCAGCTGATGATGGAGTAAGAAATCAATATCAAGTTGAGCTTGATGAATACATTAATAAGTCACCTATTAATATGGATACTTATAAAGAAGAGTTACCTATAGGTAGTGCAATCAATTTAGGAATACCATCTATTATGGAAACAGTTGTGCCTATGGCAGTACCAGGATTGAGTTTAGCTAAAAATATTTCTGACTCTTTCCAGAATAATTTTTCACCAAGTCCTTCACCAAGTCCTCAACCATCTATATCATCATTTACACCTGGTATTGATTATTCAAGTGTAAGAAAATTTGGAAGATAATTAATGCCATCACAAGAAGATATTTTAAACTCAAACGAAGCAGAGTTAATTCTTAACGCTGAAACTTTTAAAAGTGCAATCGAAGAACTTAAAAATGAATATATAAATTTATGGTTATCATCAAAAGAAGATGATATAAATAAAAGAGAAAATTTACACAAAGCAATTAAACTATTACCTGAAGTCGAAAGACATCTGCGTATTATCGTAGAGAAAGGTAAAATTACAAAAGCACAATTAGGAAGATTGCACAAAGTTGTGTAAAATTTAACATAGTATTGTTAAAATATTACTTTACATTTTTAAGGATAACTTATGACCAACAACGCAAAGCCGATTGGTTTACAAACAAACTTAGAACAGACAGAACAATCATTCGAAAGTTTTTTGACTCCAAATGAGCAACCAGAAAACGAGATAGAAGAACAGGCTACTGAAGAGTTAGTCAACGAAGAAGAAATCATCGAAGATGACGAACCCTTTGAAGAAGAACTAGAAGCAGCCGAAGAAGAAGACGAACCTCAAGAAGATCAAGTAGAAGAAGAGGAGTCCGAGCAACCACAGCTATATACAATTAAAGTAGATGGCGAAGAAACACAGGTCACGCTTGAAGAACTCCAAAACGGATACAGTCGCCAAAGAGATTATACGAGAAAGACTCAAGAATTAGCCCAACAGCGAAAAGCTATTGAGGCTAAATATCAAGAGGTTTCTCAAAAAGACGCAATTTATTCACAGTTGTTACCAAAGATGGAATCAACTTTGAAGGGCGAGTTAGAAAACGAGCCAGATTGGAACGCACTTTACGAAGCTGATCCTATTGCCTATGTCCGTGAAAAAGACATCTGGAATGAGAAAAAGCAAAAGTTACAAGCCGTACAAGCTGAGTCTCAAAGACTTCAACAAGAGTCTGCGATGGCACAACAGCAACAACTACAACAGTTTTTGCAATACGGTCAACAACAGTTGCTTGAACAAATACCAGAATGGCAAGATAACGAAGTGGCATCAAAAGAAAAGATGGCAATTCGTGATTACGGTGTTAATGTTCTTGGGTACACACCTCAAGAGATGGACAGCGTTTATGACTACCGAGTTTTACTTGGTTTAAGAAACGCATGGCTACAACATAAAACACAACAAGCGACTAAAGTGAAACCAACTGAAAAAAAAGCGGCAGCTCGTACAGCCCGACCTGGCACTTCAAATGTTCCCAAGTCAACAACTCCTGTGAAAAAAGCACGTCAAAAACTGGCTAAAACTGGAAAGGTCCAGGATGCAGCTAAATTATTTGAACAACTTTTATAAACTTTTTAAACATAGGAATATATCATGGCAAAAGTAACTAACGCATTTGATACTTATTCAGCGACTTCTGATAGAGAACAACTGAGTAACGTCATTTACAACATCTCACCACAAGCAACTCCTTTCATGAGTGCTATTGGTAAAAACTCAATCAAGAACGTAGTTTTCGATTGGCAAACAGAAACTCTACCTACAGCTTCAGGTGCAGGACAGTTAGAAGGTTTTGAACTTTCAAGAGCTGCTGCAACAGCTACATCTAGAGTTAGTAACGTAGCACAAATCTCATCAAGAGATGCAACTGTAACTGGTTCACAACAGGCTTCTGACCCAGCAGGTAAGAAATCTGAAATGGCTCACCAGTTAGCTATTATGGCTAAAGCATTAAAAAGAGACATGGAAACTGCTCTTTGTCAAAAAGGTGCTAAGACAACTGGTAATGCTACAACTGCTCGTGTAACTGGTGGTTTTGAATCTTGGATTACATCTAACGTATCAAGAGGAACTAACGGTGCTGGTGCTGGTGGCGGTGCTGCTCCAACAGACGGAACTCAAAGAGCTTTAACTGAAGCCTTATTGAAAACTGTATTACAATCTTGTTTCACAAACGGTGGAGAGCCTTCAATGGCAATCTGTGGTCCTGTAAACAAGCAAGTAATTTCTGGTTTCACAGGTAGAAGTTCAGCTAGACAAATGGTTGATGCAAACACAGTAGAGGCTTCTGTTTCTATTTACGCATCAGACTTTGGTGAGTTAAAAATCGTTCCATCTAACTTCAGTAGAGAAAGATCACTATTATTAGTTGATCCTGACTATGCAAAAGTTTCTTACCTAAGAGACTTCAAAACAGTCGACATCTCAACTGTAGGTGATGCAGAAACTAAAATGATTTTGGCTGAGTATGGATTAGAAATGAGCAACGAAGCTGCTCACGGTATAGTCGCAGACTTAACAACTTCATAAGTTAGTTAGAATTTAGGGGGAGCTTCGGCTCTCCCACCCTTATTCATATGGCAACAAAACGTACAATTACCGACCACAAAACTGGTTACAAATCAGAGTTCATTACTGAAGATGACAAGTTGGTTTATCATACGACTCAAGATGTTGCTCCCGTCATTGACCACGTTAAGAAACTAAGAGACAATACACCTAAGCCTGGAAAAGATATGCGACACATCGCTGAAGTACCCATGGTAATTTGGCAAAAAGCATTACGAGAAGGTTGGTCACAAGACCGTGCAAAATGGAAAGAGTGGCTCAACAACCCAGATAATAAAGTATTTAGAACTTGGCAAGGTAAAGTATGACATACGCAGAACTTAAAACAGCAATAGCAAATTATCTAAATAGATCAGATTTAACGTCTGATATAGATACGTTCATTGATAATGTCGAAGCAGAACTTAATAGAAGATTAAGAACTAAAGACATGATTAAACGAGCAACAGCTACAGCTGACTCACAATACTTAACAGTTCCAACAGATTGGATAGAGGCCATCAATGTAGAAATTACATCAAATGATTTTAGTCCTTTATTCCAACAATCTATAGAGTCATTAGATGTCTATAGAAAAGCAAACAACAACTCTACAGGTCAACCAGTTTATTTTGCAATGGTGGATGACTCTATAGAATTAGCACCAACTCCTGATGCAGAATATACCCTACAGCTAACTTACTATGCTAAAATATCTGCATTAAGTGATTCCAATACAAGTAACTTTGTATCAGTCTCACACCCAGATGTATATTTGTATGGTGCGTTAAAACACGCTTCAATCTTCTTAATGGAAGATGAAAGAATACCAATGTTTACGCAACAGTTTGAGAAAGCATTAGAAGAAATGAGGCTTGAGCAAGAGAAAGCTGCATTTGGTAAAGGTTCTTTAATGATGAGAAGAAGAACTTACGGAAAAAAACAAAAGAAAAATTATTACTACGGTAATTAAGAAAGGAGAATAGAATGGCTGGATTTTCAGATTATTTAGAGAACAAAGTTGTTGGTCATGTATTTGGTGGATCAGCCTATACAGCTCCATCAACTTTATATGTAGCATTATATACATCAGCACCATCTGATACTGGTGGTGGAACAGAAGTTTCAGGCGGAGCTTATGCAAGACAAACAGCAGCTTTTACTGTTACTAATGATACAGCATCAAACACATCAGCTATAGAATACCCAACAGCTACAGCCGATTACGGTACTGTTGTTGCAGTAGGTATTTTTGATGCTTCATCATCTGGTAACTTACTTGCTTATGGAAACCTAACAACAAGTAAAACTGTTTCTACTGGAGATGTATTTAGATTTAATGCAGGTGCTATAGATATAACTGTAGCGTAATATCATGGCTTCAGTAGGCTATGGTTTTGGTGGATACGGTAAGTCCTACTGGGGAACACCACAATTTGAATTAGCTGAAAGCTCAATCACAGCAACATCAAACCTAACTGCGGTTGGTGTTGTACCTGTAACTGGAGAAGTATCAATAACAGCTTCTTCTAGTGTTACTGCAGTTGGATTAGTACCCGTACAAGGTGCTTCACAAATCACAGCAACATCAAGTCTTACATCGACTGGTGTTAGAATTAAATTTGGTGCGACAAGCATATCATCAACATCGAGCCTAACAGCTGTAGGTACTCAAATAGATATTGGTGGCGTGCTAATGGCAGCATCATCAAGTCTTAGTGCAACAGGCACACAAATTGATGTTGGTGAATCAAATATCACCGCATCAACAAACGTAACTGCTGTTGGTGTCTTTATCGTATCAGCAGCAAGTCAAATAAATGCTTCAAGTGACTTAGTTGTTACTGGTTCATTGGTCCAATCTGGAACCTGTAGTATTACACAAAGCAGTAGTTTTTCTGCGATAGGTAGTTTAAAATGGGAAGACCAGACTGTAGCAGATACTATTTATACAGACCAAACACCAGCTACAACAACTTGGACAGATCAGTCCGCAACAAATACTGATTGGACTGACATTGCAGCATAAACAGGAATTAAATTATGGCAGACACATATACAACGAATTTAAACTTAACTAAACCAGAGGTAGGAGCATCTACTGATACCTGGGGTACAAAGCTAAACGCTGACCTTGATTCACTTGATGCGATCTTTGCATCTAATGGTACTTCAGTAGCATTAAACTTAGACGGAGCAGTAATTGATAATTCTGTCATTGGTGGCACAACTCCAGCTGCGGGATCATTTACAAGTTTAGATGCATCAGGAAATATAACAGTTGGTACTAGCGATACAATTATCGCTGAAAACAATATAAGATTTAAATCAGCAGGTGCTTCTTATATTGACCACTTTACTGTAGGACAAGATATTAATTTTAGGGTTTCAAACTCTTCATCACTTGATATAAATGCTTTAACAATTGATAGTTCAGGAAATATTGGATTTGGACAAACTAGCCCAGTAACTTTTGGAGCTGGTACAAAAGGACTTACTATAAATGGTTCAACATCTCACATTACTTGGCAAAATAGCGGAACGAATGTTGCCTTTGCATACAATAGTGGTAATAATTTTATCATTGGCTCAGAACAAGCTGGTAGTAGCACTATTTTTACTGCTGCAGGTTCACAACATATGCGTATTGATAGTTCAGGCAACGTTGGAATTGGAACGAGTAGTCCAAGTACTAAATTAGACGTAGTTGGTAGCGGTAAATTTCAACCAGCGGTAGGTGGTGGCGATGCTTTAGTAACGATAGCTCAAACCAACTCTAATGCTTATGTTCATGCTGGTGTAAAAATTAATGCTGGTAATACAAATCCTTTTTACATTTATCAATCAGGAAGCTCTAATACTTTAAGATTTAATTACAACAGTTTATCTGATGCTGGTGGTCAGATGGTCATTACAGATGGTGGCAATGTTGGAATTGGAACGGCTAGTCCTGATACAAAACTTCATGTGCATAAAGGAAGTGCAGGTAGTGTAACAGCACTATCAGATAGTTCATTAGTTATAGAAAATAGTACACACAACTATCTGACATTCTTATCTCCAAACAATGTAGAAAATGCAATTATATTTGGAGATGCTGATAGTAATAATGTAGCTTCTTTCGGTTATAACCATTCTTCTAATCACATGGGATTCGCTACAAATGGCTCAGAAAGAATGCGTATTGATAGTGCTGGAACGATATATCAAGGTTGTACATCTCCAACATTGCATTCAGCAGTTACAGGTATAGTATTTACAAATGGATCATTAATAACTGACTCTACCAGAATTGATGGTGGTGCTATAACACTTTCTCAAAATTTAGCAGTAGATTCTGGAAATACTTATGCATATTTAGCTAATGGTGAAGGTAGTTATTATCAGCAATTTAATGGTAATCATTATTTTGCAACCGCAGCTTCAGGAAGTGCAGGTGCAGATGCATCACTTTCAACATTAATGACTATTGCTAATAATGGAGATTTACTTGTAAATTGCTCATCACTTCCTTCTGCTTCTGTAAAAGGGTTTGGTATAGACGCAAAAAGCACGATTGGAATGATAGTTACTTCATCAAGTGCAACTGGGGGAGATAGCCATATGCAAATGTTTAATCCCAATGGACAAGTGGGAAGCATTGTAACCTCTGGTTCAAGCACAGCATTTAATACATCATCAGATTATAGATTAAAAGAAAATGTAAATTATGACTTTAATGCTCTTGATAGAGTTGCACAATTAAAACCAGCTAGGTTTAATTTTATAGCTGATGCAGATACAACAGTTGATGGTTTCTTAGCGCACGAAGTACAAGACATAGTGCCTGAAGCAATTACTGGTGAAAAAGATGGAGTTGATAGTGAAGGTAATCCAGAATATCAAGGAATTGACCAAAGTAAATTAGTTCCACTATTAGTAAAAGCTATACAAGAACAACAAGAACAGATTGATGATCTTAAATCAAGAATAGAAACACTAGAAGGATAACATCATGCATTTTATAACAGATACAATAACAACAATAACTTACATAGTAACAATCGCATCTATCATCGCTGCCTTTACACCATCAACAAAAGATGATGCCTGGATAGATAAATTATTTGGTTACATTGATTTATTGGCATTAAATTTTAAAATAAAAATTTATCAAAAGGAGAATAAATAATGGCAAATACATATACATGGGATTGTAAAACAGTTGATGTTTACCCAAATCACGACAGTCACTCAGACGTTGTTTATAACGTACATTGGCGACTAAACGCAGTAAGCGACCAACAAGATGCTGAAGGTAATGATTACACAGCTTCAACGTATGGCACGCAGGCTATTAACGCAGATGATATAGAAAACTTTATACCGTTTGCTGATCTTACTAATGAAATAGTAAGTGGTTGGGTTACAGATGTTATGGGCGAAGATGAAGTTTCTGGTTTAAAAGAAAGCCTAGACAACAACATTGATGGCCAAATCAATCCAACAAGCGAAACAAAAACAATAGCAGGTTAATAATGCCTTTGCTACCAGTCACCCCTCCCGCTGGAGTAGTCACGAATGGAACGGACTATGGTAACAAAGGGCGTTGGACTGATAGTAATTTAATACGTTTTCAAAATGGTTTTTTGCGACCTCTTGGTGGTTGGGAAAAAATAAGAGATACAGCTTTAACAGGTACGCCGACAGGAATGTTTGCATACATTACTAATTCTGGTAAAAAAGTTTTAGCGGTTGGAACAAGACAAAAGATTTATGTCAACCATGCTGGAACTTGGTATGACATTACTCCTTCTGGTTTTGTGTCTGACCAATCAACAGACCCACTTGGATACGGTGCATATAACTATAATGTCGAAGACTACGGTGATGCTAGATCACAGTCTGGTTTATTCTTTGATTCTAAATCATGGTCTTTTGATAACTTTGGTGAAGACTTACTTTTCTGTTGTGCAAGTGATGGCAAGATTTATAAATGGTCACCTTCTGCACCATCAACTATAGGCTCACAGCTAACTAATTCTCCTACAGGATGTTCTGGTGTATTAGTCACCAATGAACGTCATGTGATAGCTCTAGGAGCTGGTGGCGACCCAAGAAAAGTACAATGGTCATCAAGAGAAGCAAGTACAACCTGGACAGCTGCATCAACAAATACAGCTGGTGATTTACAAATACCAACAGGCGGTAGAATATTAAGTGCCGTTAAATGGCAAACAGATGTCATTATCTTTACTGATACTGGTATCGCAAGACTTTACTATACAGGTTCTCCTTTTATATACGGTATTCAAGATGCTGGTACTAACTGTAAAGCTGCATCACCTAGAACAGTTGTAACTTCTGGTAACTTTTTAACATGGATGGGTGAAAACTCTTTCTTTGTTTTTGATGGATCGGTTAAAGAAATCAAGTGTGATGTGCATGATTTTGTGTTTGATGATATACGATATAACTATAGAAGATTATCTTGCGGTGGACATAACTCTAACTTTAATGAAGTAATTTGGTTTTTTCCAAAAGGTAGTGACCAAAAGACACCTAATAAATATGCTATTTGGAATTATGTTGATAATGTTTGGTCTATTGGTTCTATGGATAGAGGATGTTGGATAGACCAAGGTGTTTTTGATTATCCGATTGCTTGTGATTCACTTGGTAATGTTTATCAACATGAAAGTACAACACTTAGTAATTCTGAAAATTTAGGAACAGCCGTTCCGTATGCAGAATCAGGACCTATAGAAATAGGTAACGGTGATAACTATGTGCAATGTAACCAAATATTACCTGATGAAGAAGCTAACAGCTTACCAGGAGTCACATTAAGTTTTAAAGGAAGATTTACACCACTTGGTCCAGAAACAGATTTTGGAAGTTTTACGTTTGAAAATGATGGTTATACCGATGCAAGGTTTACAGCACGACAAGTACAGATGACAGTAACAGGATCAACCAATCAAAATTTTCAAGTAGGCAATATACGATTAGATGTAAGAAATAGAGGTCGTAGATAGTGGCAAGAAGAACGCTGACACGACCAGGTGAAGATTACGATAAGAACTATCTTAACTATTTAATATCAGAGATAGAATATCAAACGGGTATGACTTTCAACAAAGGTGAAAGAATACAAATAAATGGTGGTGATGCCACCGAGTTAGTATTGGTAAGTCCAAATGGAACGAAATATAAAGTTAGTGTCGCAGATGACGGAACACTCTCCACCTCCACAACAGTCTAAAGAAGACTGGGAAGTAGAGTTTGACAGGTTAGAGCATCATATTATTCGTGCAATAAAGCACCAAGATATGTATAATTTAACTGATATTAAAGAAAAAATAGGCCAAGGAATGTTTCATATATGGCCTGGTAAAGACTCTGTAATGATAACAGAGTTTGTAGAATATCCCAGAGTGAAAGTAATGAATTTAATATTCTGTGCTGGTGACTACAAAGAGCTAGAGTCAATGTTACCTAGCTTTGAACAATTTGCAAAACATTTTGGATGCAAAAGAATTTATGGTGGTGGTCGTAAAGGCTGGCTGCGAAAAATAAAACATCTTGGCTTTGAACAAGAATATCTGGTTAGAAAAGAATTATGAGTAAAGGAAAAAGCACAACTACAACAACGACTGACCCAGCACAAATGGAGATATACCAGGACCTTTATAGTAAGGCCCAAGGTATAGCTTCACAACCTTTTGTTCCATACACAGGTGCAAGAGTAGCAGGATTTAACCCAGATCAATTAATGGGATTTGGTGCAACAAGAAATATGTTTAATCAATCAATGGGTTTTGATCCTAGAAGTCAATTAAACAATTTAGCTTATATGTCTGCTCCAAGTGTTAATTTACCATTTGGTTATAATCAACCACAACAACCTTCTCCAATCTTCCAACCTATGCCTATTACTGGCGGCGGCGGTAGAAGACCAACTCCACCTATATCAATCGGTGGCCCAGGAGGCGGTGGACCTGTTTTTCCTTCACCAACTCCAGGTACAGGTTATGACCCAATGCCTAAAATGACAATGGGAGATGGAACAGACAGAAATAGACCTTTGGTTGGCACAGATTTAAGAGAGGCTGGATTTCTAAATATGCCTGAAGCAATTTTTGATGGACCACGAGTATCAATGGAAGAAGCAGAGGCTTCACTAAGAGCTGCTGGTGGTGGTAGAGGACCAGGATATTTTGGTGATAATCCAGAGGTCTTAGCACAACGACAAAAAACCAGAGAATCATTAATTGCTGAGGGATTTGATCCAGATAGACCTCTTCAAGCATTTGGTTCATCGGCTGACCCTAGAGCTTCAAGACCTAGAGGACCTATTGTAGGCGGTAATGTTCCTGGAGGCGGTGGCATTAACTACGGTGGTCTATTGCAACCTCCAACTCCTCCAAAACCAATACCTTCACAAGACTTTGGTTTTGGTCCAGGAATTAGACCATCAGAAATTATTAATTCAGATGGCACTATGACTGGTTCAGCAGGAGTAACTGTTCGTAGACCTGACCCAATACGAAATCCTATTAGACCAGGTTTACAGTCACAAACTAATCCATTTTCACCAACTCAATTAGGTCCAGCAGCAATGCAACAAGCATCAAACATAGCTCCAGTAGACTTATATAGTGGTGCTTCTGTTAATCGTGGTGATGTAAGAGATATAACACCAAGGTCTTTATTAGATACAGATATAGGTGCGTATCAAAACCCTTTTCAATCACAAGTTATAGACAATACACTCGGTGATTTAAACAGAGCAAGACAGATGCAAATACAAAGCGACCAAGATGCAGCAATCGGAAGAGGTGCATTTGGTGGTTCGCGTTCAGCCTTATTAGAATCAGAAACAAACAGAAACTTTGCAGAACAAGCTGGTAAGTTAGCTAGTAATTTACGTTCGCAAGGTTTTGATAGAGCAACAGGTTTAGCTGGACAAGATATAGATAGACAGTTTGGAGCAGATAGATTTATGTCTGATGCAGACAGAGCTATTGCTATGCAAAACGCAACCTTTGGTCAACAGGCTGGTTTAGCAAGACAAGGCTTGCTTGGTGATGTTGCACAAAATCAGGCAAGATTAGACGCGTCAAGATTTGCTGCTAACCAAGATGCTTTAAATAGATTTGGTTTACAACAAGGACAGTTTAATAATCAAATGAACATGGGAATGTTTGATGCTGCTAATAGAGCTGCATTTATGCAACCAGAATTAGAAATGAGAAACAGACAGTTCCAAGCTGGTTTATTAAGCGACCAATTAAGCGACCAATACAGAAGTCTTGGTATGCTATCTAGTATCGGTTCACAACAACAAGGACTACAACAAAGAGGCATGGATGCTGGTTACAACGAGTTCTTACGAGCGCTTGGTTACGGCCCACAACAACTTGGTTTATTGGCTCAAGGTGTTAGTGCGTTGCCTACGCAGAGTAATGTTAGTCAAAGTTATAAACCTGGAACTTTTGAACAAATAGGAGGTGCTGCTGGAGCTATAGGATCAATTATGGGTTTATTTTCTGATGAAAGATTAAAAGACAATATTACACTTGTTGGTAAATCTAAAGGACATAATGTTTACACTTGGACATGGAATGATGTTGCTAAAAAACTTGGTATTAACACACCTGAGATTGGTGTTATTGCTCAAGAAGTTGCACACATACCTAATGCAGTATTTGAACATGAAAGCGGTTACTTAACAGTTAATTATGGAGCTTTATAAATGGCAAATATATTTCAAAAAATAGGAAGTGCTTTTGGTCAATACGGTATGGATAATCGTATGCCAACAGATCAATTTTTGAATTTACCAAAAGGCGATAGAAGACAAATGCAAATTGAAGGCTTGCAAAAGTTTAGTGAGGCTATGAATCTTATTGGCGCACAACAATCTGGCGATCCGTCAAGAATTGCTCAAGCGCAAAACGCAATCAAACAAAGACAATTAGATGAAGAAGATGCTAAGAGGAAAGCAGAGCAGGAAAAAGCAATTAATGCTATGAGTCCAGAGCAACAACAAATATATAAAACTTTTGGTCCTAGTGCTGCATTTCAATATCAACAAAACTTGCAAGCTGGTGAAATAGCAGGAATGGCAGAACAAAGACAAATACAATCTTTAATTAATGCTGGTTACACACCAGAACAAGCAAACGCAATAGTTGTTGGTGGTTTAAAACCAAACGAGGTTAAAAACTTAAATGTTTCTTCAGGTCAAAGTATTATTGATGAAACAAATGAAATTGTTGAAACTTTAAACAAAGATACAGGTATGCAAAATGACTATTCTAATTTAGACCAAGCATTTGGGCCTGTTGATGCATTTCAAGAAAATATTATAAATAAACCATCAAGATTTTTATTTGGTGCTGATCCTGCTGGTGATACAGCAGCAGCTATAAGAGATAGAGATAATTTAAACTTAGAAATTTTAGCAACATTAGCAAATGATTATACTGGTAGACCAAGTAATTTACTTTTAGGCGAAATTAAAAAGAATATTCCAGAGGGTTCTGCAACTTCTGAAGCGGATGCTTTTCAAAAATATTCAAATTTTAAAATACAAACACAATCAAGAATTGCAAATTTAGAACAAGGAATTAGAAGTGAAAATGTTAGCGATGCTACGAAAGAAAAGTATAGAGAAGAATTAGTAAAATCAAAAACTTTATTAAAAAAACTAGAAGCAGCAACAGCATCGTTAGCTCCTAAAGATAGTGTTTCAGTAAAAGCAGATACAAATTTTGTATCCGAAGGAAAATATAACAACTATTTTATAAATAAAGGAAATGATTTTTAATCATGGCTACCTATCAAGAGCTTCAACAAAAACAACAAGCACAAAAAATATTTGAAGAGTTAAAAGCTGATGGCTTCAAGTTACTTCAAGAAGGTAAAATTGATGAACTTACTTTTAACACAAGAGTAAGAGATGCTGGTGTTGAGCTTGGTTTAATCGGCCCTAATGAATATCCTGGCAGACTTCCTGGTTTTGTAGAGCCAGTATTAGAAGTCGCTGGTGGTATCGGTGGTGCTATCGCTGGTATTCCTGGTGGTTTACCTGGCATGGCTGTTGGTGCTGGAGTTGGAGCAGGCGGTGGTTCACTATTAACAGATTTTATAGGAGATATAGTTTCTCCAAATATGCCATCACCTTCTGCTGGTCAAAGAGCAAAAGATGCGGTCATCACAGGAACTATTGATACTGCTTTAACAGCCGCAGCTCCAGGAGCAGGTAAATTTTTATCATCAACTATTAAAGAAGGAATAACTGGTGGTAAAAATATAATAACTAAAGGTGCTGATAAATTAGCTGGAGTAGTACCAAGTTCAGGTCAAAGAGTTGGTTTTGCTGAAAAGGCATTAGGTATTACTGATGATGCGGCTAAAAAAGCAGAACTACTAGGCAAGGAAGGTATTGAATTATCACTTGGTCAAGCAAGCTCATCTCCTTTTGTAAGAGGTGCTTATGATTTATCAAATCGTATGCCTTTAGCTGGTAAACCAGGACAAGCACAATTAAAAAATGTTTTTGAACAAGTTAATAAAGCATTAGATAAAAGAATATCTCCATCTGCAAAATTAAAACCATTGAGCGAGTCTGAAAGATCGGATTTAATCAAAGAAGTTGGTTTAGAAAACTTTAATACTTGGAGAAAATCATATTCAACAGTTTATAAAAAAGCAGACTCTATAAATAAAGCAAAGGGTGAGTTTTTTGATATGACTCCTTTAGCGAATACTGCAAATAGAGTTACTTCACCAAGTAAATTTACAGATGCTCCAAAAGAAATAGTAGATTTGTTAGATGAATTAAAAATTAACAAAGGTAATAAAATAAAATTTAATGATGTAAAAGCACTTGATACAAGAATTACAGATTTGTCTAAAAAATATGATCCAGCAGTATCTCAAGTACCAAATAATTATGCCTTTAGAACCGCAAACGCATTACTAGATACAATGAAAAGACAGCTTAGAGACCCAAGAGATGAAGCTGGTCGTTTATATTCTGCTGGTGATAAGATGTTTAAAAACTATATGCAAAAAGTAGAAAACAAAACAGGTAAAGAATTCCAAAGAGCATTAGGAAGAGGAGCATTAAGACCTGGTATTGGCAGACCTCCTACCGCAAGAATAGAAGACTTATATAGCAAAACTTTTGGTAAAAACAAAAGTCCAGAAGCAGTAAGAGAGCTGAGAGCTTTAGTCGGTGATAAACAAGTTAATGAATTGGCTGCAAATTATTTAGATGATATTTTTGGTAAATATATAAAATCAGAAAAAAGAGATTTTGCTAAATTATTTGATGAGCTTGGTTTATCAAATCCGCAAAGTATGCAGTATGAAGCTACTAAAGAATTATTAAAAACTTACAAACATACAAACATAGATGATTTATCTAATCTATTAGGTGCATTAAGAGAGTTCCCAGAAGTATTACCAGAAGTTAATCAATTTATACAAAGATCAGGTATGCTTAGAGCTGCTAACTCATTAGGACCTAGTGCTATGGTTGGTATGACAGGAGCAAGTGCAAGCGGTGGTATTGGTGCTTTTGCTGGTTTAGGAATGATGTATGGTTTAAACAGATTTTTATCAAAACCATTTAACAAAGAATTGATTAAGCAAGCAAATACTGGAAACAAAGAAGCACAAAAAGAATTCTTAAGAAAGTTTTTAAACTTCTTACCACAATCATTGCCAAGCGGTTTACCAGCTTCAACGGTTGCAGTACAACCCCTAGTTCCAGTTGTTGAGGATCAGATACTCGGTAACAACTAACATGACATACCATGACACGCAAAACGGAGCGGATAGGTAGGAGTGGAGAGTACCTAGCTTGCTCAGTTATTGCGAGAGAATCAGACACCGTCACAGTAATGCCTCATACATCCCATGCGGATTTAATCTTTGAATGGAAAAGTAAACTCTACCGATGCCAGGTTAAAACAGTTACACATATAGAAAAGAGAAAAAAAAACTGGCGATTTGATTTACGCAAAGGCAGAACAACAACAGGAAGACATTATAAAAAAAATCAAATTGATATTGTCGCTATGGTAAATCTTGAATACCAGACTATATGTTTTAGAGCCTTTTGTGATTGTCAAACCACACAAATCACGATAAAGGACGAAATTATGAAGTCGACCAATTCTATCCAAAGTTTTAAAGATGCTATGAAATCTTTAAGCATGACGGATATATGACGGATAGGTAGAAAAGCTATATGTTTAGCTTCTCTAAATACCCTAAAAAATGGCTGATTTCTGCGTGTGGGCCCTTAGCTCAGTTGGTAGAGAAATTCCCTTTTAAATATTTTTTTTTAATTTTTTAACTAATTGATAAAATTATATTTTTTTAAAATAACCCTTTGTTTCCGCCATAAAATCAGTTATATTAATACACTATAGGTAATTGAAATACACGTCTGTCCGCTCTTAAATGACGGATATATGACGGATGGGAGCAAACAATGGCGGCAAAATACACAACTGATAAACAAATAAATAGTCTTAAAATCTATCCAACTGGATACTATATTCATTGCAGAATTGATGGCAAAAGAAGAGAGAAAAAAATAGCACCAAGAAATGTATTAATAAACATTGCAAGAAAAGAAGCACAAAAGATATTAGGTTTAATTGCACAAGGTATTGATCCTTTTGAAGAAAAGAAAAAGAAACAAAAGGCAAATGAATATACAGTCGATAATATGTGGGAGAACTACATCAAAAGTTTGCAACATAAAAATCAAGAAACAAAAACAAAAGAAAATATTTATATAAAAAACATACAACCCTTCTTTGGTAATACTACCGCGTCAAAGGTTAGTAAAAGTGATTTAGTACAATGGTTCCAGGAGCTAACAAAAAGAAGTCCAACGGTAGCAAATAAATGTTTAGTATTTTTAAAAGCAGCTTACTACTATTCTATCGATGTATTGGAACTGTTAGATAAAAACCCTACTAAAAAGATAAGCAAAAACTATGAGGTGGCAAGAAGTAGGTATTACACAGATGAAGAAAAGAAAGCTATCTTTATAGAACTAGCCAGAAGATATGAAGAAGACCCTAGTCTTATATATTCAGTATCTAAAATAGGACTACAGTTCTTTACTGGTGCCAGAGGCGATGAAATATCTAAAGCTAAATGGAAACATCTAGTCCAAGATGAGAGAGGTAATAGAATAGAATTACCAGTTTTAGACCATAAGACTGGGTTAAAAACAAATAAGAAAAGAGTTATTTGGTTAAACGACCAGGCTATGAAAATTATTTATAAGCTAAATAATTTAACTAATAAGTCTGAAGACAGCACTATAGTTAAAGTAAAAAGTGTTAGAAAAATTTGGAATAAAACAAGAGAAGTATGCGGTTGTCCAGATTTACAACTGCATGATCTAAGACACTCTTATGCCTCAACAGCTATAAACTCTGGGAAGATGTCTACTAAAGAAGTTGGAACTTTACTTGGTCATACAAGTCTAGCATCAATGGATAGATATATGCACATCTACGACCAAACATCTACTACAAATGCCAGCTTAGTTGGTAATGCAATAGATGATGGTTCTGTAAAGTTAATTAATTAATCTAAAGGGTTACCGTCTGGGTCAACACCGTAGACCATTTCTAATTCAAGTTCGATATAGTGAATGGCTTTTCGTAAGTCTTTCACTCTATCTTCTTTTTCTCTGGTTACATACTTAACTACATTAGTTAAGTTAGGCGTTAATCCATTACTGTAAGCATACTCCAATGGTTGTATGCCTTTATCTTTGTAATGGCTTCCACCAATTTGTTTTTGTGTTGCTTTCATTCTGGCTCTATCCCACTCTTCAGGTGTTGCATTATCTATACTCATTTATTCCTCCAAATAATGATTTAATTTTATTGATAAATTTTATGTAATTTTTTTCTGTAGTTTAAATCTCAATATTATTTCTATTATTTTTGTTCAGCTACTTGCTTTATTAAAATTACATCGAGTAGAATATCACAATCACGAAGTAATAGGTAATAACATGGAAGAAAAAATATTTTTAAATCAAAACGAACTTGCTGAGCGTTGGGGAATGTCTCCAAGAACTTTAGAGAACTGGCGTTCACATGGCAAAGGACCATCGTATGTAAAGTTAGGCGGTCAAGTTAGATACAAGTTCGAGGAAATCAAAAAGCTAGAAGAATCATCACAAGTCGGAGAGTAACTTGGTCAACGCTAGAAATAAAGGTAGGCGTGGAGAACGAGAGGTCATTGATGAAATCAAAGAACTTTTAGGTATCCAATTAGAAGTAAACTACTCACAAACATTTGGCGGTGGTCACGACCTACTTGGCTTAGATGGTTTTGCAATCGAAGTTAAAAGAAGAAAAGTTATAACACCAGGAGACTTAAAAAACTTCTGGGAACAAACAACCACACAAGCAAAGAAGGTAAGACTCTTGCCATGCTTATGGTTTAGAGCTGATAGATCAGACTGGCGTGTAATGATTGCAAACACTTACGCCATCAAAAACAATTTATTTGAAATGGAAGATTTTAATATTGCTATGAATATTTCTACGGAACTATTTGCAGCACTAATCAGAGAGGAGTACGGACTTGTCACACGCGATATTGTCACCCAGTAGCATTAATAGAATTATTAGATGTCCAGCTAGTGCAAAGATAAACGCAGCTGCGGAACGTAAAGGTAGCATGGCAGCAGCTAGAGGTACTTCTACTCACGAAATGGTAGAAGCCTTGCTTAAAAACAGATTAGATGGAATTACATTATCAGACTACTATCTTGGTAGAACGGTAGATGTTGACGGATTTAGTTTTGATATCACGCAAGATGATATCGACATGGCAGAAATCTATGTTGAATACATTAATAGAAGAACTGAAGAACTAAACGGTAAATTACTTGTAGAAGAAAAAGTAAATGCTCCAGATATAAATGATGATCTCTGGGGAACTGCTGATGCAGTTATCCTGGGCGAAGGTAATAGAATGGTCGTTGGCGATTTAAAGTCTGGTGCATGGGCGGTAGATGTTGTGATGAACGAACAGCTAATGTGCTACGCCCTAGGTTGCCTATCAAGATGGGGTAACGAAGATACAGTCATAGAAATGACAATCATACAACCAAACAAAAAAGCCTTTCATAAAGATGGGCCTATACGAACTTGGGATATTCAAGCAGTCGACTTAGTTGACTGGGGTTTGAATATTCTAAAACCAGCTTGTGATGAAGCAATGGGTGATGAGCCTAGCTTTAATGCTGGAACTTGGTGCAAATTCTGTTCACACAAAGAAGTTTGCGAAACATATAAATCCATGGAGGATACAAATGGTAAATGAAAAGAAAGAGCAACCTCTTTTGAGTTTTACGGATAAAGACGGAAACCCAAGAGAGATATTTGAGAGAGACTTAACTGATAGAACAAGACCTATGGTTGAAGAAATCAGTAAAGACTTGCAAGCAGAGCAACAGTTAAACGAAGCCTATCAACTGGCAACTAAAACTGTGCATCATATGGAGTCGGTTAGAAAAAATGTAGCTAACACTTTAGAGAAGTTAGAAGCAGAACTACCGCCTTATAAAAAACCTGTGAAGTTAGAAGGTGTCACTAAGGAGATTAACTAATGTCATTAGCAGCAATACAAAAGAAAGCAAAAGCAAAACCAAGTATTGTCATTATCTATGGTCCTTCTGGACTAGGTAAAACAACACTTGCTGTAGGAAGTAAAAATCCTATTGTTTTGCAAACAGAAGAAGGTTTGGGAATCTTAACTAACAACAGAGACATCCCTCACTTTCCACTAGCAAGAGACTACGATACTTTTTATGGGTATCTAAAATCTTTAGTTGATGCAGATGAACTTGAATACAATACTTTGGTTATTGATAGTTTAGATTGGTTAGAGCCACTTATTCATGCAAAGACTTGTGAGGCACACAAACAACCATCGATTGAATCTTTTGGTTATGGTCGTGGTTATGCAGAAGCGTTGAAGTATTGGAGAGAGATACTTGATTTAGTTAATAGATTAAGAAACGAAAAGAAAATGCGTGTTGTTATGATTGCTCATAACCAAATTAAAGCATTTCACGATCCAAGCACCGAAGCATACGATAGGCATGAATTAAAAATGCATAAGGCAGCAAGTGCATTAGTCTTAGAGGCTAGTGATATGTGTTTATTCCTAAACTACAAAAAAGGAACTGTTAAAGTTCAAGGTAGTAAAGGTTTGACAAGTAAAACTGTTCAATCTGGCAGGGTGTTAGTGACAACTGAATCACCAGCTGCGGTTGCCAAGAATAGATATGGATTACCAGAAGAGATACCAGTCGTAGAAGAAGGCGATGACTTTATTGTTAGAGCTGAAAAGACTTGGGCTGAAATCGGTAAACTCATAGCGAAGTAATGGCAACGCAAAACGAAAAACTAATATTCTTTTTAACGAAAGCCAAAATATTGGTTGAAGATTGCATGGAAAAAAACGGAGATGATGACCTTATTCTCCCGTTAGGTGCAAACAGAGTCTTAGCAGATGTTGTTGACGCACTTGAAGAAGAAATAAGTCGAGCGAATGATTACGAGGAATACGATCCTGGGTAATTAAATATTAATTGTTAAATTTTTACGGAGGTAACAACATGGATTTAACAGAATTCGGTTTGGATAAATTAGAAGCTGGAGAAACATCTGGCGGTGGAGAAAAGGTAAAGCCTGGAAGATACAACTTTGAATATGCTGGCTCAGAAATGATTGAAGGCAGAAACGGTTGGAAGGCTTTGAAGATTCACTTTGATGTTGAAGGCGAAATAATAAAAGTAAGTCATGCTTTTACTATGGCACATAACAATGACAAGCCTGTTGAGATAGGCAGAGAGTCATTAGTTAAAATGCTAAATGCAATGGGAGTAGCATCAATGAAAAATACTGATGAACTTCTGGGTAAAAAAGTAGAAGGTGAACTTGTCGTTGGTGAGAAAGGTTATTTAGAGATTGCAGATAACTTTGGTAATGGTTGGAAACCTTACGGAACTACAACTGCTAAAGAAAATGTAGACCCTAAAGAAGTATTACCAAAAGAAGAAATCTTCCCAAGCGATGTAGATGACGAAGACGACTTACCTTTTTAATAATGATGATCTCAAGTATCGGAGGCCAAGTTTATGTTCGTACTGTCACGGCTTGGCTTCTCCCTTACTTCATATCCGCAACGGCAAAATTAAAGGTGCTTGTTGCTATGAACATCTTAAATTTATTGGAGAAGGTAAAAAAATGGAGCAAATTAAAAATTTCGCACAGATTAACGAGGAGCTGTTATCTGTTGCACTAA